ATACTAATTAAAGTTACTTGTCAAGCATAAAAAAATAATAATTAGTACTTGACAATCCTCACCCAATCTTATATATATTGTTGTAGAGCTCTTTAATGAAGTTTAGTCTTATCAAGAGGAAACTGAACAATCTTTTTACCTTCTTCAGTTTCTCTATCAACACCATTCATTATTTCATCTAACTTCTTAATTCTATCTGCCAATTCAGCTTCATCTTTAGGATTATCTTCTTCTTCATCTCTCAGAGATAATTTTTCACATATGTGTTTGTAATAAAATCCAACTTCCGGAGCCAAATTACCCACCGCTATAATTCTAGTTTTAGCAATAGCAAAAGTAGTATCATTAGTGAAATTCATCCAATGTTGCAATCCAGTATGAGTTACCACTTCACCCAACTGTTCATTGAATTGTGGAGTGGCAGATATGGCCATGGGACGTTCTACAACAACCGCATCATTATATTCATGTAAAACTTTACAAATCACATCCTCACCATTATCTAATTTAAGGACCTTAAAGGGACTTGTATCTAGTGTAGGTGTTTCAGGTTGTTCTTCCATATTAGTATTTATGCTTTAGTTAGGCCATTGAAGGGTCTGTTGAATATTCTCGTTATATGGACCTAAAGACTCCTCTAAGTTTTTCCTATCTTTTTCAGCCCACTCCTCTTCTCGTTTTTCTTTATAACTTCGTTCATCCCATTCCTTTATTGATTTGGTTTGTGCTTCGCCTATAGACTCCGCTGGGTTATTTAGTCCTACGAGAGAATCTATTTGATCTACTTTAAAAGTATCTTCACAGGCATTACACACATAACATTGATTTTCACAAGTCATCAATATATGTTCAAGTACCTTACCTTCCGGAGAGTCCCATATCGTATTAGGAATTTTATCCCATGATCTTTCATTGTAAAACTGATCATTAACCCAACCAACAGGACTCCAAAGAGAATAGTGTGATAATTTATTTTCATAAAGTTCTTTAAAAGATTCCGCATATGTAAAAGGTTCTAAATCGGATCTAAAAGATTCTGAATAATAATCTACACCACTATCATAAGAAATACTCGGATGCTTTTTAATTACTTCTGTAGGATACCGCCAGACCATTTTAAAATTCTTTGTTGTTGGTGTATCAGATATTCCAATAGGTGCCATTCCAGCTGAACTACGATCCATTGGCACACTATCAGCTGCAACCAGACCACTACGACCTTCTGACATATATCCATTAGGACCAAGATTATTCGGTCTACCTGTATATTTGAAAATATCGACATGATCAAAATAATATTCTAATACATCTTCAGACATCCATACTAAATTATTATTAAGTCTAGGTAGGTTTTCAGTGTCCTTAGTAGTCCAACGATCTGTTGTCAGTAATCCCCAAGCACCACGATAACTATTACTATTTATTTCCATTGTTTCATGCCAACTATCATGTTCTGGTCTAAATGGACTGTTTGGTAAATAATTATCTGTTACTGTCATAGATGTTTTAACATTATATTTTTCCGCAAGACGTTTGAACTCAGGCAATAAATCTGTGTTTCGATTTACATTACGCCCCAGCTGTATAACATTATAACCGCAATGTGCAAAATCTATAAACTGTTGCGGAGAATCTACATTTTGAAAAACAGAACTTTTCCATATCATTTCAGGAAACTTTTTCTGTAATACTCCAGTAGCCATCAAATGTACAAAACTCAAAGTACACCTTCTTAAACCTCTTTCGTAATATTCTCCCAACCAATTTATAAATTGATGCAACATTTGATTTTCAGCCATTAAATCTGGTGGCTGTACTATTGAATTTAGTGTCAATGAAATAGGAACATTTAATTCATCTTGAATTTTAAACAGATCATCTAGATGCTTATCATCTGATATATAAACTCCCATAGCATTACCATATCGTAAATCTTGATCCAATCTTAACCTGTTTCCAACAAACATTGCTCCAAAATAAACATCACTTATCTCGAATTTATAATCTTCAGATGAGTTTTTTATTAAAGTATAAAACTCTCGTTCAGATGATGCTTCCGAATCATAGTGTGGTATTGAAAATCTTTTCTCAAAATTCATATTATTATCCTTTTAATTTCACTGGAAGAATTTCATAATCAAATTCTTCCATATTGTATAGTTCTATTCTAGCACCAAAATGCTTTAAAGTAAAGTTCTGTTTATTATTATAACTTAAATCATCGCTAATGTCAAACACTTTTAACCCTTCTTTATTTTCAGAAGTTCTCAGCCCTCGACCTATAGATTGCAAAACTTTAATCTGTGATTTATATGGACTAGCAAACACTATATTATGTAACCTTCTGATATTTATTCCCATTGAAAAGGTACCATAACTAGCAACTACAATACAATTATTATTTTGTTCTACTATAGCCCTAACCTGTTCTCTTTCTTCAGTAGGTGTCGCACCATATACCAGATGTGGATTTTTACCAACACACCTATCTATAATCATTAAACTTAAAGGTACTAATTGTTTCTCTATATATTGTGCTAACACAAGTGTATTACCTTCCAGGGTATCTACAAGTTTTGTTATAAATAAATTTCTTAATCTGTGAGTAGAGAGATATTCCATCTCCTCTTGATATGTTCTATTCACCCTATTAGCTTTAACGTGATCCAAAACTATACAAGAAATGTGTAAATTTGATAATTGTTTAGCTTGTATAAGTTTAGTTGTTGTTGTTACTTTCTTACATTTTGCAAACAATCCTTCTAGAACTAATTGATGAACTTCTGTCCCATCTAGTGTTCCAGTAGTACCTACACGATATTGACAATCATGCAATTTTGTCATTATACCTGTCAATGATTTTGCTTTAGCTAAATGACACTCATCAACAAATACAGCACCAAATTGGCTAAAATATTGTCTTGGCATCTTATAAATTGATTGCCATGTTGATATAATAACTTCTTTTGGAGTATTCTTATCGTATCCAGAATATAGTCTATGACAGTGCTCATCAGGAAACCATCCGTAGTCAGCAAAGTCTGTATACATTTGTTCTACTAGTGATGTAGTTGGAACTACTACTAGAACCTTCCTATCGGGCATCAGATCGACATAGTACCGAATCAATGCATATATGACAAATGATTTACCAGAACCAGTAGGAGAAAGAATAAGTCCCCTATCATTATTGATGATATGATGTATCGCATCTAATTGATAATCTCGTACTTTTAAACTCTTAGATATTTTATTAACAAACTTTTTAACTAAATCTTTTTCGACAGTTTTTGGTGGTCGGATTCCTTCTCCGTATTTAATTTTGTGTCCTTGATTCGATAGAAATCTGCGGACATACGGTAGTAATCCCAAATATATCTTACCAGTAGCAGGACTGAATAAACGTATACGACCATCCCACATACGATTTCGCACCGACGGCATAAACTTTGCATTTGGAACCTCGAAGGTAAAAAACTCCGAAAGTTCTTTACCAACCGACGGCTCGCATTTAATCCGTAGATATACTTCATTAAATTTTTCAAGTTCTACTTCCATAAGGGCCCACAAAACCATCCAACAAGTGCTTTTCTAATACCTTTAGTTACTGGTAAAACTCTATGATAGCACTCTGAATGGAAAAATAATATATCTCCCGTATTTCCTTTAAATGTTTTAATCTCACTATACTGATTAGGACCACCCAATTCTAATTCAAACTCTCCACCCGAATATTCTTCAGGATCATTTAAGAACATTGACATACTAAATTTTCTAATGGTTCCTTCTATAGGTGGTCTAGCATCTACGTGCCAATTAAAAAAATGTCCTTCAGTATATACTGTATACTGCAAATGCTCTACTATTCTTATATCATACTTAAACACATCATTCAATGGCTTAAATAATTTACCAACCTGCTGACACATATCAGAATTAGTTATCCAACTCAATTTACAATTTCTTGAACCATAGACTGGCTTCCCTTTAGCTCCTACAATTTCTGCATCTACTAAGTTTAAAGATTCGCCTTCCTTTATAATAGCATCTACAAATTTAGTTGGGTCACCATAATCTTTTGGAGTTACATATACATATCTATCGCCTTGACTAATCTCCATGTAGAAATTTCTTCCACTCTATAGTATTACGAATAGTCCAATTGCGATTATTAATTTCTCTTAAAACTCGTTCAGTATAATCTACCATCTTTTCTATATAAGCTTCCTTCTGTCCTATTTCTTGATACTCTGGATCAGAGTCGATATAGATACCAACATCTGTCTTGAGTATTTTTAGATCAAAAGGTTTTGCTTGATATACTTCCGGAGCTGCTTTACCCGTATAATATTCCCACTTATTTCGATACAATACCTTTCTTTCATCTCTAACCTGCTTTAATTGCAAGCAAGATTTGGTATATATCTTTAAGTACTTATTGTGAACTTGAGGGGTTCTGATACTTTCTAAATCTAATTCAGTATCATCAATTTTCAAATCAACATCTGCCATATCTTGTAATTCATCAAATCTCATAATATTTTTCCAAAAAGAAAGGAGTTAGCCAGAGCCAACCACCCATCGTTAAATCAACTATATTTGCTTCTACAAAATTCTGCACACTCAAACTTGTAAGAAGATTAAATTTTATCGGGCTGTCTTAACTACTCCTTTCAATAATTATTTATACATTACTAAAGTCATAACATGAATATGTAAAGGTTACATCTGCGGTTAAATATGTAGTATCAGTATCTTGTGTTGTATAAATCAATCCACTTAATCCTGTAGGAAATGCATCATGTATATTACATCTCAAAACTGGATTATTTTTACTGCTAAGTATAGTAATAGTAATTTCACTATATAAATCCATTTCACCACCACGTTTCAAGTTATCAACTCTATCCTTAGCTTTAAATTGTGTGTGTGATTTTGGAAATCCAATATTTACCATCCATTCAAATATCTCTTGATAATTTTTTAATTCTTCATCTACCATAAACGTCATGGTAAAATCTTCAAAGGTCATCGTATCTCCAACTGTAGGTCTATCTATAAACGGAGTAGCCATTGCAGCTACACCTAATCCTACACCCGGCACATTTACCGATGTAGTAAAATATTCAGTTAATGGAAAAATTCCTAACGTAACCTTAAATTGGCTATTTTGAGCATAATCAAAAGCATCAGGTTGTCTCCGTAAAGAGTCAATAGTTGCCATTATTATGAATAGTAAGCAACTTTAACTAACAAAACTTCAGCATGAGCTGCAAAGATTTCGTCTAGTGGAGCTTTATCCAAGAATTCTGAGGCTCCACCTCCAATTGTAAATGTTCCTATTAATACATTCGCACTAGTTTCTAAAGATACAAGACGTTCAGTAGTTCCTGAATTATGTACCCGCACTAATGTAGCTGAACCAACATTTGATCCGTTAGTTGTCGAAACACCTGCTGCAGCTTCCGAACCTTTTAATTTAAGTTTCATTATTAATACTCCGTGAATATGTTTTAACTATTTATAATAACTTGAACACAAAAAAAGACCTCCCCGAAGGGAGGTCATCAAAATTACATCCTGTAATTATTATTATATTGAATGTAAATCTTACATAAGATTCACGACTTCAACTCGACGGTAGTAAGCGTTACTATCGTCAGATAACGATGTAAACGGGTTCACTACGATTCCGTAACGAGTCTTAAAGCCGATCTTCGGCTGGAAGGTCTGTTCCCCAACGGCACGAACCATCTGCAACGGAACGTATGGGCAATAGAAAATACCAGCATCATAAGGACTTGTGCCCTTATAACCAACAACATAAAACTTATTAGCTAACGTGTTGTTCGCATACGGATCAACATAAACTTTCATGCGGCCGTTAAGAACACCGGCGAATGTATTGCCTGTGTCATCAACTGTAAGGTTATCAGAAAGGTTAGAACCTGTATCCAATAGCCCAGCCATCGAAAGAGCAGAAGCAACATCAGAGGCGCAGATAATTACATTACCTTTACCACGTCGTGTGTCCTGTGCAATCGCATTAGCATCACGCTCGATCTGGAACATAAGACCTTTAAATTTCTCAACAGACCAACGACCGTTGGAATCTGTATCGAGATCAAACTTACCAGGATCAGCAACATTAGTTGAGGCACCTTTCTTAGCAGCCACGTAGATCGTTCGCACGACTTCGCGGTTAATTTCTGCAAGAATTTCTGTAGACAGAATGTTAGCAAGTTCTGTTTCAGCATCCAAACCATGAATGGCTTTAAGATCCTGAGCTAGTTCCATTGTGTACTCAGCTTTGAGCGCTCGTGACTTTGCAGTTACTGACGTTTTATCAATGCTGAATGCCATCTCTGCGAAAGCATTAGTAGAAGCATCACCGAGACGCTCTCCCCATGCTGTCGATCCACCAACACCTGTTGTATATGAAGATGTATCTTCAAGTACGTCAGTGCCAGCGTGAGCTGTTGCGGAACCGCCACCGGTTGTTACGCCAGCTGGCGGACTAGCTGTTGTATCCCAACCCCTACTAGAATGATCCGTGTCGGCCTCACCATGTAGAGCTTCGGTTCCAGCTTGTGTTGCATAATGCGACTTCAATGCAAAGATAAGACCTGTGGGGCCGGACATCGGCTGTACACCACAAATATCATATGCAATCAAGTTAGGCATCGCCCGACGGATTAGTGAAATTAGGATCGGATCCCAATTATCAACCGAACCACCGGTTGCGTTTGTAGGAGCTGCCTCTGTCAAGAACGCACGGTCCTCTGACATAGACTTCTCTTGGTTTTCCAGAATAACAGTTGTGACTGCCCGCTTATAAGCATCCTTAATCTCTGGGAGATCAGGATGATCTAATACTGGCGCCCACTTTTCCTGTAGCTGTTCTGCGTTGAACATTTTAGTATATCTCCTTCTTTTAATTTATAATATTAGTATTTATAAAAATAGTTATTTCTGCGCTCTTGATTCACCTTTAGAGATTGCAGACATATAAGCAGCCATCTGATTACTTAAATTACCTTGCTCTACATACGTTGGCGCTGCCTCAACTTCGTCTTCCTTTACAGTCCGAGCAAAATAGCTTGATTTGATTGTATCAAGTTTCTGACGATAATCGTCCGAATCTTCATACTCAACATTTTCTGCGAGTCCGACAAATTTTTCCACTTCTGTATCTGTTAGATCAGAAGCAACATCTACGAGAATTTCACCTTTCTCCAACTCAGCGACTTTACCTGACATCTTAATATTCTTTTCAATCTGCTCATTCAACTTAGCTTCCATTTCGTCAGCCTGTGTTGCAGCAGCATCAAGAATATCATATTTCTCGTCGGGCACAGTAATATTGTGCTCTTCAAAAAGTCCTTTGAGACCTGTGATAAAATTCTCAGTAATTTCTGTTTTGAGTTTATGCTCAATAGCGACTTCGTTCTGCTTCATCCACTCTTCCACAACATAACCGAGATAAGCGTCAACTTTCTCAGATGTTCCTTCTGTAGCTTTTGCAACCTCTTCCGTCATTTTCTCAGCATACTCAGTTTCGATCTTTTCAATTTCTAGACGAACCTTAGATTTAACAGCTGCTTCAAAAATAGTTGCAGCCTTCTCTTTAAATTCTTCGGAAAGATCCTCTCCCGCTATAAGGGCTTCAACATCTTCTTTCACCGAAATATTTTTGATCTTTTCTTCGATTTCTTTCTTAGCAATTTCTAGTTCTTCAAGCTCTTTGTCCTTATTGGCTTCATCAATTTCTGCATCCGTTTTAATGGCTGCATGAATTCTCTCAGAAACACCTTTAAGATCAGTTGCTTTCATTTTAGAAAGGCCTTCTAAAGCTTTTGTAAGATCCTCAAGCATTTTAGCTTTGGTCATTTTAGCTTCCTCTAATTGTTCCCCTTCTTGATCCGAATTACCTTGAGAAACCTCAGACTCATCAGAAGCCTCAACTGCTTCTTCAGTAGTTTCTTCAACTGCTTCGGTCTCATCAAGTTCTACGATTTCTTTTTCCATCGCAGCAGTTTCTACTGTAGTAAGTTCAGTATCAAGAAGTTCTTCCAATTCTTGGTTTAACTCCGTATTTTCAACTGTCATTTGGATAAACTCCTATAATATTCGTTTTTATTATTTATAATATTTATAATTTTGAAAGAAAATCTGCGAAAATTTTAGCTTGTTGATCAGCTCGATTACTACTTTTTCGATCTAATTCAGCCTTCCATTCGGCAATGTCAACTTCCTTAACTATACCATTGTCCCAAACCCACTCTTTTCCTTCCATAATACCTTCAACGAAAGCATTAGGTGCAGAAGGATCTGCAACGATATCGGCAGCTGTTGCTAAATAAAAATCTTTTTTAACAACTTGCGCACCGCCCTTAGGCTCTAAAGAACCCATTCCCCGAGATGAAACTCCAAGTCTGGCTCCTTCATCTATTAGATTTTTTACAATCTTACCATAAGGAGTATCCATAATTTTAGCTTCTCCAACGAAATTTTTTCCGTCAGGATAAAGATCCGTAATCATGTGTGATACTCTTTCAAGATTAACTGTAGGACCATCTGGATGACCTAACTCACCAAATGCCCTCTTTTTCTGAATAAACTCTTTATTGTATCTTCCGACTTCTTTTTCAAGAATAGCCATAGGATATACCCTACCATTACGATTTTTTACATCAGCTTGAAGAAAAGTACCTTTAATTTTATAACTTTTTTCCTTACCACCTGCTTCAGTAATATACTCAATATTCTCCATCGTTTCTGATATGAGTTTCATATTATTATTCTCCTTCTACTTCTGCAGGATCTCCTGTGATCCCAGTATCTTGTCCCGGATTAGGTTCAGGCGGTTGAAACATATTACCTGCCATAGTTAATTTATGAACGGACAATGCATCTTGTTTTTTCAATTGCATTACCTGATCAAAACTTTTTTGCGCAGCAACATTATCACCACCTGCTATTGCATCTATTACATCTTTCAAATCTGCATCCGAAGACGCTTGTGTTTCATTAGCCATATTGTTTTCTCTCCACTATTTATAAAAATGAGTCCTCGTCTTCTCCCCCATCTTTTTTTTCTTTTTCAATTTGGGCGTCAAGTTCTATAATTTCCCGTTCTGATTGTTGTAAAACATTTCTCCTAACCCATTCATGCGAGTAATATTTACCTATATAATCTCCAATCATATCTAATTTCTCAATTCGATCACCAAGAACTTCTTGATCCCGCAATTCAGAAAAATGATTATCCATTATCCAATCAAACATAACTGCTTCTTTCATCTCTTCCCAATCTTCAGGAGTAATAATACCTTTAAGAATTAATTGAACCCTAAGAACTTCTAGAAATATTGTTGAAAATTTCTTCCGAAGTTTCTGTATAAATTTTGTAAATTTAACTTCATCTCTAGTGATTTCTGTTGATCTTCCTAAACTAAAACCTTGTTCTGATTCCATTCTAGAAACAGGAACATTTAGTGAGCGATAAAGCTTACTCTGAAAATACTTAATATCTTCTAGCTCTCCAAGATTTTGTCCTCCAGGTAAAGTTGTGATCTCTGTACCTCTACCACCCTCTCTACGAGGTAACCAAAAATCTTCAAGCATGGACATCTTATTGCGATCATCCTTTACTTCGCCACTACTAGCATCGTAAACTAATTTATTACGATACCGATTCATAATATCTTTTAAGTATTGTTCTGCTTTAGCTTTTGGTAAATTACCAACATCAATGTAGAAAATTCTACGTTCTGGTGCCCGAGAAATACGATAGATAACTACCGCATCTTCAATCATTCTTAATTGATTAACGGGTTTAATTGCTTTGTGTAAATAAGAATAAACTTGATTACTAGTAGGTTCATATAAACCAGATGTGATATACACAATAGAATCCGCTTCTATTTGTAATCCCTGACCAGCAGTTTTGTGTCCAGAAAAACCGGCATAAATTCCTTCTTCGTTGTACAAAAAATACTCTTTAACCTTTTTAACTAGACTACCACCTGTCGAAGTACTTCCTTTTTGAATCTCCCTTACTTTTCTAATACTTTTAGGATCAATATAGCGTAACTCTACGACACCCTTTTTCGGATCATTCTCGTCAACCATCTTATGAAAATAAATTCTACCATCTATATACCATCTCTTGAAAATTTCATGCGCTCTCTGATTCCAATGCAACATTTTTAAAATGTGCAAAAATTCGGAATGAATCTTTTTCTTAATGGAATCAGAAAAGTTAAGATAGTCTAGTGATATAGAAACAGAAGGTTGATTTTCGGAGGATACAATTGCCTCATTGACAATATCCTCAATAGCTTGATCACATTCTGGGTGTTCAGCTGTCTGCCTATACTTCTTTACTAGATCAAAATCATTCTTCGGAACAGTTTCACCAGTACCTACATATGCACCGAAAAAACCAGAAGCTGCTCCAATATCTAAAGACCCGTCATCGGGCGAAGGAGCAACAAAGCTTTTCGCCTCGCTCTTCTTCGCCCGACCGATCGTAAAACCAAATAATTCTGCCATAGTATAACTATTTATATCAATTCAAAAATAACTTTTACTTATCGAAATATTACCTTTACGTTGAGGGTGCCGATA